GTGATTGAGGCTGCGCTGGCGAAGGCCAAAGTCTCGGCAGGCGACCTCGCCGCCGTCGGGATCACCAATCAGCGAGAGACGACAGTCCTTTGGGATGCGGCGACTGGCGCGCCGCTCCATAACGCCATCGTCTGGATGGATACGCGCACGCAGGCCGCCGTCGATCGCCTCGCCGGTCAAGGCTTGGGCGACGTCGTCCGGTCAAAGACGGGATTGCCGCTCGCGACCTATTTTTCCGCTCTCAAGCTCGGCTGGCTCTTCGACGAGATCCCCGGCGCGCGCGCAAGCGCCGCGCAAGGAAAGGCGCTTTTTGGCACGATCGATTCCTGGATCATCTGGAATCTCACCGGCGGCCCGGGCGGAGGACGTCATATCATCGACGCGACCAACGCTTCGCGCACGCAGTTGATGAACCTGCAAACGCTGGGCTGGGACGACGAACTGCTGCGGATCGTCGACATCCCCGCGGCCTGTCTGCCGGAAATACGCTCCTCCAGCGAAGTCTATGGCGAATGCGTCGGCGCGCTCGCGGGCGTTCCGCTCGCCGGCGCGCTCGGCGACCAGCACGCCGCGCTGCTCGGGCAAGCCTGCGTCAATGCGGGCGACGCCAAGGGCGCCTTTGCGTCCAGGGCAGATTGCAGCCCGGTCACTTGCGCGATGGCATGGCTGTGCGTTGATGGCGTGAAGCTGGATGGTTTGCCCGTGATGCCAGCCCAGGGCACACTATCGGCAGCCTCCGCCGCATCGACCTTGCCGTCGGCGTTGCTGTCATAGGTGGCCTTGAGCATGTCGCCTGCCCCAAAGCCCGCAAGCGCTGACTGCACGAAAGCCGTCGTCGCGATCTGGGTCGTGTTCGTGCCGGATGTGGGCGTTGGGGCGGTCGGCGCGCCGCTCAGCGCAGGTGACGCAAGGGGCGCCTTTTCGTTGAGCGCCGTCTGCAATCCCGTCACATCCGCGATCACATGGCCATGCGCATCGTCGGATTTGCCATCGAGCGCCGTCTGCAACCCGCTCACATCGCCGATCGCGTGCCCATGGCTAGCCGATGCCTTTCCCCCAAGTCCCGCATCGAATTGCGATTTGCGCACAAGGTCGGTTGCCGCGGACGCGTCTTGCGCAGATTTGGGGACCCGCGAAAAAGTCTTGGCACCTGCGATGGTCTGGGAATTCCCAAGATCCATGAACGCCCCTCGGCCGCCAAGGGGCAGGATCGTGGTAGCATTGCCTGATCCGTCATCCCCCTTACCGACATAGAGCGTATCGTCGACCTCGTTGTGGGCCAGTTCACCGGATTTGAGCGCGGCCGGCGCACCGGCATTGCCCGAGACACGGCGTTTGAGCTGGATGGTATTGGCCATCAAAAATGTCCTCCATTGATGGGAGTATCGGTGGGAAGAATGGTGATCCCGGGATCACCCTGATCGCCCTTGTCGCCTTGTGGGCCCGGGATACCTTGCGGACCTGGCGTGCCGAGCAGACGCAGTCTGATTGGACCCGCGCCAAGCCGTAGCGTGATCGGTTCATGTGAAGCGACCCGAATCCGGATCGGACCCGTCGCAGGAATGAGATTGACAACCTCGGACATGATTACAGCCCTCGGGTCACCGGCAGCAGAACGGGGATTTCCAGAAAGACATTCAGGTGCTGCGGTGGAGCGAGATCGGTTCGCACCAGATCCAAAACGACCGACCCAGGCGTGAGTTCGGCCGTCACCGTCTCAGGCATGATCAGTTCCAGCGTGTTGTCGCCACGGCGCAGGATCGTACCACCTTCGCTCGTGAGCGTGGCCAGCACGGTTTCGGCGTTGGCGTTTCTCCGAACTTGCCCGGCAAAGCGCGCCTCGTTTGGAAACACCGCGCTCTCTGCCTCGAGTTGCAGACGGTATTCATAGCCAACGAGTACGGCCGGACCTTCGGTCAAAGTGGCAGTCGTCATGTTTCGCTCCAAAAGCCGGTATTGCGCCGGATTGCGACTTGGCAAACTCACGGCTAAGAAACCCCCGGAAATGCCGGGAGAAACTGCATGGGACAATCCGAACAAAGCCTTGATCGCCTCAGCGTGTTGCTGCATGCGCTGCCCACGGAGTGCATGCCCATGACGCTCAGCGAGCTGGATGGGTATGTGACCGGCGTTCTGGCCTGTCCGGATATGATTCCACCATCCGAATGGTTGCCGCACGTTTGGGGGGAAACAGGTGAAGCCGGTTTTCCCGACCAGAAGACAGCCGAAGAGACAATCGGTGCCGTCATGGCCCATTACAATTCCGTGGCCGACGCGATCACGCATGCGCTCTGGATTGAGCCTATCTATGAGGTCGATCCCAACAGCGATGAGACCCTCTGGGAACCCTGGGTCGATGGGTTTACCCGCGCGATGGGCCTCAGACCGGATACCTGGTCACATCTGCTGGATGCAGCAGATGAAGAAACGCAGGCGACGATGATCTTCATCATGGCGCTGCAGGACATCTACATCGGAAAAAGCAATTTCACGGATGACGAGATCGATGAGATCGACCGTGAAGCCCCCGATCTGATCCCGAACTGCGTGGCGACGATCCTCCACCAATCTCGCCCCGAACTCGCCGGGCAGGTTCCGGCCAACCTCCCGGGCCAACCGTTCAAAGCAGGTCCGCGACCCGGCCGGAACGATCCATGTTCCTGCGGTTCGAGCCGCAAATACAAGCAGTGTTGCGGCCGCAACTGAAAGCCACGGGTCAACGTCATGGGCGCCACCCGCACAGACGCGCGCCAATCTCATTATGGGCGAGGATCTGGGATTTGGTGTTTTCCGAGAGCACATCGGCGCGCGCAGGGCGGATCGGCTGGGCCCAGTCGCAATCCTCTCGCAGGAAACGCCGATCAATCCCGCATCCAGCGGTCAAGGCGGCGATCGAGATCAGCAGGATCAGAGGTTTCAACTTCATGACGGATATCCCTCGAAGTGGTGAGCCCGCGAATGCGGGCCTCGGCGCGACGGGTTGCGTAGGCCGCCTTGCCAGCCGCCCTGCCCCGTCGCCAGGTGATTGCGAGCGCGACCATCAACGCCAGACCGAGGCTGAACCAAAGAGCCACCCGTCGCGACAGCCCCGCCAGCATGCTGGTGATCAACCCCATCATGTTCACATCGTCCTTCCGCTGCGGTGGTCCTCGATCCGGGCATGGCGGGCATGCACTGCGCAGATGATCACCACGACAAAGCAGAGCACGCCAATCCAAGGCGCCAGTCCTGACAGCCGATCGTTCAAGCTGAGCAGATCGAACAACCGCGCCACCCCGTCCTGCGCTGCCTCGGCGTCTGACAGGATCGGTGCGGCCTGGGCTGTCACGGTTCCAACAACGCCAAAAAGCCCGACACCGATCTGGGCGTCACTAGCAGCAACAATGCGACTACGCTTCGGCATGCCGGCTGCACGCTCCGGTGCCACAGGTCGCGGCTCTGCTGCCACCAGGGCCTCTTCCAGAGCGACATCGATGATCGGGACCAGCGGCAATGCATGATCATCTCGGAAGGCCAAGATCGCGCCCCGCGTTCGCGGCCCGATCTGGCCGTCGGCAACGCCAACCTCATGATAGCCGCGGTCCTTCAGCCGCTGCTGCACCTCGCGCACTGACATGCGCGTGGCGGGAGATACGTGTCTTGCTCGACGAATGCCAAGCAGCTTCGAGACCGGATAGCGCCGGATATTGACCGCATCCCCCTGGTTGCCGCCCAGCCCCCAGACCCAGCCGCCTTCGATCCGATCGACAAAGAAGACATGGCCCTGCCAGCCGGAAGACCCTCGCGGGATGATGCCAATGTCGCCGGGTTGCGCCTCAGCGATATCGACCGGCACGCCCCAATCAAGATAAGAGCGCGCGGTCAGTTTGCGCGTCGAGCGGATCCCGGCCTGTTCCAGGCAGTGGCCGACAAAGGCCGCGCACCAGGCCACGCTGTCATGCTCCACCCAATCGTGGCCGACCGTGGCGTACATCTCGAGAATGACCGGGTTGTTTTCCGGACCGGGACCTTCATTGGCGCCGATGTAGGATTTGGCAATGTCATAAGGGGTCATGGCAAGAGCCTCCTTGCCCCGCGCGCGGAACGGCGGGTGAGTTGATTGGTGGTTGTCTTTGTGTCGGGTTGGGCTGAAGCCCTACTTCTTGCGCCCGAGCCAGGCGCAGAGCAGCGCTTCCGTGCCACGGGGGCCAAGATAGGCCAGCATGGCCACCAACCCGGTACTGACAGGCTGCGTCAGTCCGAGGTAGGTTGCGACCGCTTCACCAATGATCGCCATGCCGACCGCAACAGGAACCTCCCACAGGAGCTCCTTGCCAACGAACCGGCGTCGACCAAGCTTGACCTCGCCGGAATGGTACATCAGCCGCCCGGTAAAGGCGCCGATCAGCGTGGTCAGCGCGCCGCCAAAGACGCTGTTGATGGTTTCGATGAAGCTGCCTTCGGTCATGGTGGCCTTCCAGATGATTTGGTCTTGTCAGTATGTCCCGCCGTCGAGGAACTCTTGCCACGCGCTGTCCTGCGCATCGCGGATCTTCAGAACAGGTGGTGAGGCACTCGTGTCGAACCACAGCATGCCTGGGCGTGTATCGGTCGGCCCGGTTGGTCCAGCATTCGCCGATTGGAGCGCGGCCAGCACCTCGTTGATCCTTGTGCGGACCGCCAGACCGCTGTCGTTTTCGATCACAAAGCTTTGGGTTTGGGCCATCAAGCCACCTCGTCCGCATGAAGCCGCAGGGCAGTGACCACCGGCGTGAACGCCGGATCTCCTGTCCTGAGCCAGGCCCGCGCCTCTATTGCCCGGGCCTCGATTTCATGATTGTCGACACGGCCCCAAGGGCCCCAGTTGGGAGTCCCAAGAGGGTCGTCATCAGTTTCACGCACCTCAACGACCACGTCGATTTCCGCCCCTTCGGTGCCGTCAAAATCCGCCCAGGCATCGATGGGTTCCGTCCGCGCATCGATCTGATCCAGAAGCGCCAGCGCCGCCACGCTGATCTGGCTACGCAGCCGAAGGCGGCGGACCGCGCCAAAATCCAGCCCTGCCCCGAAGCTGTAGAGGCCTCCCAGAGTGGTGGTGCCGGGTACGCCTGCCTCGTCCGTACTGGTGGCCAGCCGCAGCGTGCCGCCAACCACCGCGAGGTCCGTCGTCCCACCCGGAAAGCCCGGATCGGCCCGCAAACTGTCGATGGGCGCAAAACTCAGCGCCTGTGCCCCCTTGGTGCTGATGGTCGTCACCGGCCCGAGTCGACCACCGCTGTCCTCGGCCCGGAGCAGATAACTGCCGGGTTTGAGCGGCACCACGGCAATGGCTTCCGATCCCGCCACACGGTCCATTGAATAGCTGTTGGCCCAGGAGGGGATGCCTTCGGTGCTATGACGAATGACGATATTGCCCGCCACACGCACATCCGGATCGGCTGCCCTGGTCCATTTCAGGACGGCAAGACCGCCCGCCGTCTGCAGTGTCACGTTTTGCAGCGCCTCGGGCGGAGCGGTGAGCCCGAGGATCTCTGCCTCGCGCGTTCGCCAATCGGAAGACACACCCAATACCGAGATCGCCTTGACGCGGAACTTCCAGTGTCCCGGGCTTGCATCACGCAATTCCAGCATGGTGCCACCGGTGCGGCCACAATCGAGCCAGGCGCCCCCGTCACGCTGCCCCTCCAGCTGATACTGGCCGACAAAGCTGGAGGCAGCCGCCGCCCAGGTCACCCAGATCAAAACCTTCGCACCCCCACCATCGCGGGTGATGTACAGCTCTTCGGAAATCTCCGGTCGCCCTGGAGCCGCCACGGCAAAGGGCGATGGCAGGTTTGTGCGCGGCGCGGCTGCGTAGATTTGCTCTTCGGACGCGTCCCAATCGTAGATCAGCGGTGAGGTCTCGCGCAGAACAAGTTCCGGCACCAAAAGCGGCGCATCGCCCATCTGCACCAGGTCCAGCCGCATCGACTGCACATCAAAGGGCTTCGCGGCAAAGCCCCAGCGAGCATAATCAAGCTGCACCGTCTCCCCCACGGCCACGGACCAGGCACTCAGCTTGCCATCGAGTTTCACGCTCATCTGGCGGCGCGCGCGTTCCAGCTCGATCTTGGCCAACCGCTGGGCGGCTGCGGCCGAGATGGTGAACGGCAACGCAATATCCCGCCAAATCCGTTCGCCGCCATCTTCCGTGAGGTAGACGTCCGAGGCGTAAGCCGGAAAGTCATCAGGCTGCCAGTCATTCTCCGGACTGACAAACTGACCCCGCACGGCGTTGAAGTTGGAGGCCCGGCTGAGACGTGTGGTGAGCTGTAACCCGCCCTCTCGCAAATCATCCGCGCCAAGCATGATCTCCGGGATGCGATAGGCCCCGGCCTGCAGCCGCCATCGCCCGCCCTGCCAGATGCAGCGCCCTGCCATGGCGGTCAGCATCGCCTCAATGATGGTTTTCGGACTTTCCGACAGTGTCACCACGCCATTGCAGTTGTAGCGCGGTTCCGTTCCACCAACCGCAAGCGGCACTGCCTCGTCGCAGATATTCGCGGCCTCAACCAGCGCATCGCGATCGATACCGTCTTCAGCGCCGATGCCTGCCCCAATCCCGTAAGTGGCATGCGCCATGTAATCGGCCACGCAGAGGGCGGCGTTTTCTGTGTAGACTTGGTCTCCGGAACGCGGATCCAGAATGTCGTCTTTCCCCTCCATGTCGACGGTGATGTTGGGAATGCCCCCCGGAAAAGCGTCCGCATCGTAGGTGAGGCGCAGATAGATCGCGGCACAGCCTGCCAGACGGTGCTCCTCCGTCCAGTGCTCGGAGACCTCTTCGACCAGCCCTGCAAAGGCCGCCTGGTCTTCCGCTCCGAGGCGCTTCTCCACTGTGACCTTGCCGGACCAACGACCCTGCGCCGCGCCGTTGGCATTGATGGCCTCTTCTCCCTCGAAGTAGATTGCCCCGATCGATTTGACGCGATGGGCCGCCAGCACGATGACCAGATGCAAGTACTGATCCTTGTCGCCACCCGCATGAAGAAAGACGATCACCCCGCCCTTGCGCGCGCGGCCATAGACCATCTCCCGGGGCATCACCGGCTCGCGCACGGTCACGGTTCGCGCCTGCATCGCCACCGTGGGCTGTGGCATGAGCGCTTGCGCTGCTGCGGACAGCAGCATCGAGGCGCCAAAGTTCGCCGCGATCCCGATGAGACCGCCGGCCGCCAGCGCAGCACCGATCCCGCCCGCAGCAAGGGCCGCGCCTCCCAATGCGGCAACCCCAAGAACAACTGGTGGCATGAGCCTCAGACCCTCCAGGCGAGCGAGCAGGAGACAAGCGGCAGAAACGTCAGACCATCCGGGGCAACGAACACAACTTTGGCTCCCACGCAAACACCGTAAGCTGGGCCTGACCCGCCCAGAACCAGATCGCCACGCTTGGCCTGCAAAACAGTGGGCAATGGCGTCCCGAGTAGATCCCGCCCGGCTGCTTCGAGACTGTCCCAGCCGAGGCGTTTCATGACGCGATGCGCGCCTAGTGCCGTGCGATAGCGGCCCCGCCAGAGGGCTGCGACATCCTCACTGCCGGTCAGGTCACGCCGAATATCGAAAGCCCAGGTTGCGCAATCGCGAGAGCCCCAGGAAAAAGGCATCTCCCGCGCCGCCTCAATGGCACCAGCCAGTCGAACTTGCCAATCCGGCCGCCTCACCCACGCCCCCAGGTGATTTCCTTGTCCTGAATGGTCGCGACATGTTCAAAGCCACGGTCGCCGGGGTGAAGCGCTTGCTGGCTTTCGTGGGTGTAGCGCCAACTGCGCGGTCTATTGAGATCGATGAGCCGGCTTTCATAGCTGATCGTTACCGTGCAACTTTGCGCATTGTCGGTGATCTCCGGCACATCGAGCCGGCCCTGGAAGGCCTGTACCGGATCGGCAATGACGTTCAGGGTATCGTCAAGTAGTCCCAACCAGACCCGTCCCGGCTTGCCCTGCCGCGCTTCCTCGATGGCAATCCCAACCATCTCGAGCGGCACGCCCGAGAGCGAGATCATGGTGCCGCTGGCGACTACATCGCTGGTTTCTTCCAAAGCGCCAATGCTGATGAGACTGCCCAACCCGGACCAGATCTTGCCGTCCCAGGGAAGTTCCCCAAGCCCCGTCCAGACCCGCACCCAGCCCGAGGCAAATTCCCCTTCGAAGAGCAGAATGGGGCGCAACGACTGTTCGGACAGCGCCGTCGCAAAACCTGCTGTGACATCCCGGCTCATCAGAGCGCTTCCCGGGCGGTAACGCTGAAACGGTGGCTGTCGGCTCGGGTAATCCGGGTCGGCACCGGGCCGGTGAGGCGCAACAGGACAGCAGGTGCGATGATTTCCAGGGCGGCGCCGTTCAAGGGTGAGGATCGCAGACGGGGCGTGATCTTCAGGGTGGCCGCGCCCGATCCATTCGCAACGGCATCTGCGGTGATCTGATAAAGCCGCGTATCGGTATCGCTGCCAAGCGAGATGAAGTCACCGGCCTCAAGCGCAGGCGATGAGGGCGCCCATCCGCTTGTGACAAGCGCATTCCCGGTCTGCCCGGCACCGCTGACAATGGGATCGGCCAGGAGATCCGAGCGACCGGCTGAGGGATCGCAGAACAGGAAACGCCCGCGCATTCCGCCAAGCCCGGCGAAGAAGGCCGCCAGGCGGCGCGCATCCCGGCCCCTGGTCAGCGCAATCTCGAAGGTGAACTCCCACCATTCGCCGCCCCAGTCCTGCACTTGCTGGCTACCGGTAAAACCCGAGGTGGCAGCCGTCACACTCGCGACCAGGCCCCGCTCGAGGCTTCCAACCAGATGTAGGGGAAGTGTTGGAACGGTCATATGGCATAGCCTCTGGCGCGGCGCTCAGCGACGCTTTGGATGGCAACACGTTTGATTTCCGGCAGAACGGCACGCAGCCGGGCGTCGATCTGTTCAGCCACGCCCATCTGCGCGCCCCGGGCATCGATGTTCACTGTTATGCCGCCGGAACCTTGGCGCGCGCTGCTATACTCGGCAGCTTCGCGACGGTTCAGCACTCGCTCACCGCGTTGCAGGATCGTCGGCACCTCATCCGGACGCAATCCCGCCCAGCCTCCGGCATGCAATTTTGGTGCGCCAGCGAAGGCCAGTGCGGGTACCTGCCTTTGATGGCCAGACAAACCGACGATGCCACCCGCATGCGAGACGGCCGCCGTCACAGACCCACCGCCGAAAATGCCCGACAGCGCGTTGGCAAGAGGGCCCAGCACGGCGCGTTTGAAGGCCAGAACCGCAAGATCGGCGAGAATGGAACGCACGAGGCTTTTGAAGTCAAGCTTGCCGGTTTCAACGAAGCTGCGAAAGGCGCTCTCCGCCCCTCGAAAGGCACCCATAAGGCTCTCACCAAGACCCTTGCCCAAATCAAGCGCCGACTTCGCGTAGTCCGACAGCGACTTCGAAATGGCACCAAAGCCCGTGACGATCGTGTCCTTGGCCTTTCCGGCCGCACCACCCGCCCTGCTCACCGCATCCGCAAAGCGGTCCGCAGACGTGCTGGCCTCGTCCAGCGCCGCCGCCCCATCGTCTCCTGTCTCCGCGACGGCATCCCGCAGCGCACCCCAAGAGGTCAGCGGCGCCGTGGCCCCCGTGGCCAGATCGGTTGCTGCCTGACGATATGTGTTGGCGGTCGTCAACGCCTCGGC